GAAAGGGTGAGGAACTTCGCGAACAAGCCGCATCTCAACAGGCTGGAACAGTTGACGAAGGGTGAGGCGAACAAGGTCATCTCCATCATCGAGGAAATGAAGTGACCGATGAGCGCAAAGGGGAATGTCAAGGCAACAAGGACAAATGTTCCTTGGACAACTGCCCGCTGTTTGGCACTCTGGGAAGAGCAGACCGACAGGGTGTACGAAGAGTTAGAGGGTGTTCCGACCCTGCCGCTCGCGGTCGCAGAAATCGGACCAAAGGGGATGCGAAGGCGCGTCGTGCCCGTAAGAAGTTGGGGTTGGGCGGTCACCTTACACGTCACGAAGAGAACTGGGCTGGTGCTTTTCGTACCGAAATCAAGGCTGGCTTACAGGTCGGTCCGATTGCTACCCGTTTCTACGCCGCTAAAGCCCAGTCTGATGCGGCGAAGGCGTTGGGCGACATTCGCCCGTTCGTCATGGTAGCGATGCCTGACGGTACGAGTGAGGGTATCTGTCTTATGACCTTGACCGAGTTCAGTGAACTTGTTAGTCTGTTGAACCAACCATGACCCAACGTTTCATTTCGTATGGCGGTGGCGTTCAGAGCACTGCACTCATCGTGCTCGCAGTCAACGGAGAAATCGCCCCAATCGACGCCGCGCTGTTCTGCAACACTGGGGACGATTCTGAGCACCCAGACACCCTGAGATACGTCCGCGAAATCATGATTCCTTGGGCAAGTCAAAGAGGTGTCACAATCCACGAGATACAGCGCGTAACCAAAGGCAAGAATCAAACACTTTGGGGCCGAATGATTGACCACGACCGCGACAGCCTCCAAGAACCGATTCCCGTTTATGGGTGGAGTGGGGCGCCGTTGTCCCGCGTGTGCACCGTGGACCACAAAATCAGGGTGCTCGAAAAATGGATAAAAACCAACTGCGAACACTTGCCCGTTGAAACACTCATCGGTATTTCTGTTGATGAAATTGAGCGTGCCAAACCAGGTGAGTCAAGTTACGAGATTCGTCGGTACCCGTTGCTGGATTTAGGTTTGAACAGGATTGCCTGCGCCAAAGTGATAGGCGACGCAGGTTTGCCAGTTCCACCCAAGTCATCGTGTTTTTTCTGCCCGTTCCATTCTTTGCTAACTTGGTCGGAACTGCG